CCTGGGTAAGCTGCTTGTAGCTTTGCATTTGTGCTCCTCATATGATTTTGCGGTCTAGAGGATAGACTATAACAGCTTACCCCTTTTGCAATATCTTTTGAGTTGCACTTACGAGTTGAATTCAAGAGTACTTATTGAGTGAATAGTTCAATTTTGGACTAGCCAAGAGCAAAGGCTCAGACAAGGCATTAACCACACGCTCTCTTTCTGGGAGAAATTCATTAATGGAGCTCATATCCTTCACGTTAAAATTTAAATAGAGCCCTGCTGTTAAACCAGCATATGCTTTTACCCTAGCCTCAAATAGCATTTTTTTACTCATGATGGCGTTGTCAAAAAAGGATTTTATGACCGCACCCAGTATACCACCAAAGCCTAATAGTGATAATGCTTTTAAGATATTTAAATCCATGATTTCTCACCTTGCTATAAGTTAGACTGTAGCACCTTGAAAAAGAATCGTCGGTCAAGAGTGAACAATAAAATCAAATCTGGGTATAACAAAATCTAATCCACCCTAAAAATAAACTGGGTGGGGGGACAGTTAGGATGCGCCTTCTATTCCAGGAGAAAGATTTCTGCTGTCGCGGAGACAATGTCCTGCATCCAATTCATGATACTTAAGCATAACTATCAACTGCTTCTTTCGCCAGTCTAAAAACTACCTCGTCAGCCATGGCCTGTGACACACATATCTTGTCCACAGGATTAACAAAAGTATTCAGTGATTTTGCTAGTACAACTGCCAACGGTATCCCGACAATAGTGAAAACTAGAAGACAGATTTGAACAATTGTAATGGCAGCCAGGATCAACCCTAGCGGGAAATAAACAATTCTAACTATCATTCCATAAGCAGACCATGCTTGATTCTGTTCCATCTTCAGGCTCTTCTTCGTGATCATCACATCAGAAAATGGCTTCATCAAAAACTGTGAGAGCTGGATTAGTCCCAGCCCTATTGGTGCCCCCACCACCGTGACGACCAAGAGACTGCCTAGTAGGAATACTATTAGTGCTGATAGAAAGCCACAAAATGGAATGTGCCACAATATGTTAGCTAGCGTTCTCATCAAAATCCCCCTTTTTTGTTACTCGTCTTTTTGAAACTTTATGCTGTAAACACGTATAAGAAATTAACACCCATCTCAACAAACCCTCAAGGTGGGCTTATATCTATCAAGCTCCTTCTATTCCAGGAAGAGGATTGCTGCTATTGCGTCGGCTAGGGCTGTCTTCGCTCTGTTCCAACTCCTGATCAATTTTTTTTATCTCTTCCTCAAGTACAGTCTTCTTATCTCGAAGAATGCTGTTGTGCTTTATAAGACCATCCACACCATGCACTTGAATGTATAGTTCAATCAGTTTTTCTATATATGGGGGAACGTCAGTTCTGCCTCGTTCATAATCACTGAGAGAGCCCTGGGTAATGGACAACTCTTTCGCAAACTCAACCTGGGTCATCCCCAATGATTTTCTCACATGTCTAATATTCATAAATATCATTTCCCGATATTGTTATTGTTATATCGGATACCGTTATTATATTCCTGTCAAATGAAACCAACATATTTTAATCCGTCCCCTCTGATCTTACGAGATCCATTCAAAAACCTAACTGCTTGGGAGAGCTATAATGCCTAAGAAAGTTGAGTCACCACTTCTTACCGGTGACAAGGACCAGGAGCGTGAGACCTTCCTGGTTATGATGATAAAAAATAATACAAATGCTACTGAGATAGCTGCGGATCTAGGGATTAGCTCCCAGGCTGTAAGTAACGTAGCCCATAGACACAACAACAGTCGGCGTGTCATTGAGCACTTCGAAAACCTACCTATCCAAGTATGATACAAATTAATTCTCCCTCAAAAGCAGAGTCTGGTTTCGTCGCCAAACGTCTGGGCTCTGCTCCCCCAATTTATCAGTCACCCAAGTTCATAACCATTAAAAAAACCAACAGTTTTTGGAAGGACTAGTATGGATGCCATTCAAACAGCCGTTTACAAAACAATTCACCAGGGTAAGCTCAATATTCCAGAGCTGGCAGATGCCTGGGGGTTAACTGAAAACTCACTCTACAAAATGGGATTGGAAGACTCTCAGCTAGTCACAGCCATTAAGCGGGTCATCTCCCTGGTCATGCTCCAGGGTAAGGATGATATCGTCACAGCCATGAATCTGAGAGTGGGTCGCCTCTCGATCAAGATTCCGCGTGTACCCAAGAACAAACAGGAAGAGACCGCCTTAATCGCAGACTACCAACAGAAGGCTAATGATGTTGTGGCTGCCCTCATTCAATTCTTTGGTGATCCCACTCCAGAGCACCGTGATCTCCTGATTGAAAAGCTAACTGATATCACCCAATTCAGTATGGGTATCCAGAAGCGAGTCGGAAACGGAAATCAGCTGGACTTTTTTGGAGATGCAGCATGACCAAAAATAGTGAATCGTTCCCAAATTTGGGAACGCCAGAGTCGCAAGTAGTTGATATTATTGAACCGACCCGTTCCCAGCTCGGGAACGATCACGCAATGATGAGTTCTGTCGAGGTAATAGGATCTGTCAAAGCATTCTCACGGATGAGGCAATTCAGCGAGGCGACCCTAATCATTGATCTGGCTCGTGTCCAGGATGCATTTAATGATCAGGGTGATATGGTTCTCAATACTCCAGCCTCTTCATTTAAGGAGTTTGTTGAGGAGCTTGGTTATCCCTACAAAACCATCCTGAATAAGGTTGGCTTGCTCCGTAGATCCAGCCCTCAAGTCTATCAGTTATTTGATCGTCTTGGATTACCCGCCTCCCTTCACCAGCGTGTGACAAGTTTTCCTCCAGATGTAAAAGAAAAAGCACTCGCCCTGCTATCTGATCCTGCAATCGAATCAGCTGATCAGGTTAAGGAAACCGTCCGTGGATTGTATGAAGCATACATCGTTGTAAAAGACCAGATGGATGAAGCCTCCATGAAAGAGAAGGCTGAGTTGATTGTGGAGCGTGATCAAGCAAATCAGAATTATGAAAGCATTGAGGATGTTCGCCAGAACCTCAGTGACAGCCTTGATAAAGAACGTGAGAAAACCAGCAAGCTTAAAGGAGAGTTGGATCAGACTTCCACAGCAGTCGAACTCATGAAGGTTTGCAAAGCTCTTGAGAGCTATTTGAAACTGCCAGAACAAACCGAAGATCCAGATCAACAAGCCGTCAATCTGAAATTCAGAAATCTCATCATGAGTTGGGAGGAGCGTGTCAGATCATGAGAACACCCGATGGAAATCTAGAGTTTAAGAACAAGCGCCAGAAGGTCCTCTACTCACTCTTTCTCGGAAGGAAGACCAACACCAGCTTAAACATCGCAACCTTTACACAAAAGGGTGTCTGGATATCAGGCGGATGGACTCCATTGTTTATACTTAGAAGTCCCTTCACTGGAGGTGATAGTGCGGGTCGTCGTGTCCGTGAATTACGGGAAATGGGCTGGCCTATCATCGATAAGGATCATGAGTATTTCCATGGGAAGGTTCGCAAGATTCATATCTACGCTTTAGGTGTAGATCCCCGAACGATGGACTGGGACTGGCAACGCATCCTGGCTGAGTGGCCAAACTATAAACCAGCAATTGATTTGATCGAAGATGAGCTAGAAATACCTGACCTAACGGAAGTGAGCTCATGATGGGTATGAACATGGCCAAGATTCAGGATATGGAAGAAGAAACAAAAGCAATAAGGAGTAAGAATATGCCTCGATTTCATCATATCGCAGAAAACGAGAATCCAACCCAAGTCCGCACCGACGTTGTGAAATTTGTTAGTGAGAACTACACCACTGAAGAGATCCTGGCTAGAGTCCCTCGGAGCGTTACAGATGCCTTTATGGGAGACTATCTCTCTGCATCCAATCAAGTAATGCTCCGCCTGCATGGTGGTGACAATTCTGATGTGGTTATTCTGGAAGAGGTTCCTGCATGATGTCCATTGCAGATCTAGACGACCGACAGCGACAAGTTGCCATCCAGAGAGCCAGATTACTTAAAAAATACACAGATTTACGCAGGTCTGGAATGACAGCTGCAGCAGCCAGAAAAGAGATAGACATTTCCCCTGCAACCCACTCCAGATGGTCCAAGGCTCAAGAGCGTTACGGGCTGGTTGGATTAGCTGACAGAACCGGTGAGCGTCGAGGTGGCCAAAGCGTCATGAATGACACCCACAAAATGTTTCTTTACAAAACCGCTCTCACCCAACACCAACCCAAGCTGATGTCCATTTATCGCGAAGATTATATAAAGTTCTGTGCGTCTTTGGCTGAGCATCCGGTTAGCTATCACACTTTCCTACGCGTATTCAATAGCATTCCAGAGACAGTGAAGACCTACTACCGCAAAGGGTCCAAAGCTTTTGCCAACGCCATGCCGCATCACATTCGTGACTGGAATCTGGTTAAATCAATGGATGTGATTTTCAGTGATCATGTCGAACTAAATTTCTTTGTTCGTGTGAAAGGGAAATCGGTTCGCCCCTGGGTGACCTGGTGGATGGATGGACATAGCAGGAAAGCACTAGCCTGGGTCGTCACCTTAAGACCTAACCAGGATACGATCCTACTCTCACTACTCCACACACTCAAGCAATATGGCTCTCCAAACTATGCCTACACCGATAACGGTAAGGACTACGCTTCCATTGCCTTGAATGGTGTGAATGCTGAAGGCAAAAAAGCCAGCAAAATGGAAATTGTCATGGATGAAACCATGATCAGCGGAGCTTATCAGTCGCTTCACATTGAGCCCATTTTCGCCACCCCCTACAATGCCCAGGCAAAACCCATCGAGCCAGCCCACAACTTCCTACACAATTGGACTAGGAATATCTCGTACGGTTATGCTGGTGCAAATATCCTGGATCGCCCAGAATACATGCAGACCGGTGTCAAAGTAAAGGGTCAGAAAAATACATTTGATATCTCACGACTCATGTCCTGGGATGAGGGGCTAGCCAAGATCGATGAGATGTTTGAGTCCTACAATGTTCATGAGCATAAAGGATTAATTAACCAGTTCGACAACAAGAGTATGAATCCACTCACGGCCTTTGAAATAGGCTTTGATCAGGAAGTATTCAAGATCTGGAAAAGTATTGTGGATGAGAAGGCGCTCACCCTGCTCATGATGCGTGTTGAGGGAAAAACCTACAAGGTTCACAGCAACGGAATCAACTTTAAGAAGCATTACTACTTCCATGAGATCCTCATCGAAAAACAGATGGAAGGTGAGCGGGCAATTATCCGTCACGATCCATTTGATATTGACGAGAACGGAGTGGTCAAGAGGATCTATATCTATGATGCAAAAGATCGCTTTGTGTGTGGTGCACCAATCTTCGGTATGACCCATCCAGTGGCTGCAACTGAGGAAGATTATGCGCGCATCGGCCACGCTAAAAAGCTAAAGACAGAAACCACCAAAAAACACTACGAAGATGCGACCAACCTGTACACACCAGTATCTAAATCTGATATGTCATTCTAACAATTAGGAGTAAACAAATGGCTCAACAAACAATCCGAGAACTTTACAACGCTTACATGGCCAACTCTGACAAGTCACAACGAGAAGTAGCTAGATCTGTCGGTGTGTCATCTTCCACTCTCAGCCTATGGGCGAACAATAAATACGCAGGTGACAATGATACACTAGAACGGAGAATGGAGAGCTTCCTTTCCCGTGAATACACGCGCCAAACCCACAAAGTTGAAGAGAACTTTGTGGAAACAACACAGGTTAAACAAATCAATGATGTGTTCAATTATTGTCACACTCACCAGGATATGGGTGTTGTCATTGGAAGTCCTGGACTTGGGAAAACCATTACAGCATTTGAGTATTTGAACAGTCATCCCGATGTGATCCTGCTTGCTGCCTTTAAGGGCTTTACCAGAAATGCTGTTCTCCTGGCTATCGCTCAACACCTAGGGATGGGTTCCCATCTGAGCGGCTTCCGTCAGTTTGGACTCATTGCAAAAGCCTTGAGCGGCAGTGATCGGATGATCCTCATCGATGAGGCTCAATTCCTGGCAAATGATAGCCTTGAGATTGTGAGATCTTTACATGACCAGGCTGGGGTTGGAGTGGTCTATGTCGCTCAACCCAGCCTTCAGAGAAGGATGATGAGCGAGGAAGTAGAGTTCTTTGCTCAGATCACCAGTCGTCTCGGTGTAAAGCTCACTCTAGATCCACCAGAGTTCGAGGATATGAAACTCATAGCTGAAAGCTTCAATGTGACAGATGAAAAAATTCATGAATATCTCTGGGAGGTGGTCATGATGGATCGCTGGGGCGGGTCTTTCAGAAAGATGTCAAAGCTCCTCAAGCTGGCGATCCGCACAGCTGCAACAGAAAACCAAGAAATCACTGTTCCATTTTTAAAGAAGGTAGGCCGTTACATGGTCTACCAAGACTAGGAGGCCATGAATGGCAAAGAAAAACGATAAAGGGGACTGGCTAGATCCACAGGGTAATGCCATCCCACCGAAGTACCTGAAAGCCCTGGACAAAAAGCGTGATGTCGTTGTGACCCGGTGCATCAACAAGGTAAGATCCCTTGAAAAGAGAATGCTCCAGGTAAAGCAGGATCTATTCAACGAGCTTGCAAAATACGAAGGACATGTTGCTGAGAAGTACGATGTGAAAGCAGCTACCGGTGGCAATCTCACACTTACCAGTTTTAGTGGAGATGTCCAGGTACAACGGACCATCCAGCAAAACAAAACATTCAACGAGCTTCTGGGTACAGCCAAGAGCCTGATTGATGAATGTTTGGTGAAGTGGTCTGAAGGTGCAGACCCCAAAGTTGTTGCTGTGATTGATCAAGCCTTCAATGTTAACCAGTCTGGCAAGGTGAATCACCAGGCTATCCTGGGTCTCAGGAAATTATCCTTCAGGGATAAGGAATGGAACCGGGCTATGGATATTCTGAACGAGGCTTATGTGGTCACGACTTCAGCTACATACATTCGTGTCCTGGAACGAGATGACGAGTCTGGTAAGTTCAAGAACATCAACCTGAATTTCTCGAATCTCTAGTGCAGAATAGAACCCCAAGATGGACAAGCTTGAACCGGGTGTGTCACGCTCTCGCCGCTCAGCTCGACATGGATCACCAACTTCTGAGTGAGATCTCGTGTCAAGAGCATGGTGTGGCTTCCTGGTCCGAGCTGGGGGTTCCAGAGCTTATTACAGTTCGAGATCGATTAAAAGAAGAAGTCACGGAGCATTTCCGTTTATCGGAAAAGCAGCTGGGGGAAATCTACAAATACGGTTACAAGATCCTGCACCGAGATGCTCCCTGGATTCGTGGCTTCATCTTTAAACAAACTGGCACCCATAAACCAGTCCAGGATCTGAGTGGTGATGAGGCCAGCAAAGTGATCAGTGGTATGAGGGCTATCGCAGGAAAATGAATTGTCCGAATTGTAAAAATATAGGCTTCAAACCCTCTGAGGAATTTGTGAAACCACTCAAAAACCTAGGTGGAAAGAAGTCCTACGACACCACAGATGTCAGGCGCTATGTTTGTATGCAGTGTGGTTTTCGATTTTACACTTATGAAGCATACTCTCACCCAGTAGGTGATGGAGTTCGTAAGCCCACCAAGCAGGCTGAGCTGAAGTTTAGCAATGGGTGAAGACTATCTCAAGGCCGTTGCTGAAGTTCTGAACGGTCTGGCCATCGATGATCATTATGATCAATTCAAGTTTCAAATCGTACAATTGCTCAAAGAGAATGCTTTCTCTGACTCCGATTTAAAGGCCATTAAAAAGGCGATTAAACCCCTTTTAAAAACTGAAATTTCCAAGTTCTGGAATGAGACAACTCAAGCTTATGATGATGTATTACAAGTTGTTAATAACTATTGGCCAGACATGGGCTCTGAAATGTCCATGGATAGTGATAGACTGGCTGGGATTGGTAAAGTGGCTAAGGGTTACCTGGGAGATTATGAACATAAGACTGTTAACAAGATCTCAAAAGCTGTAGCCAAGGGTCAGTTGAACAATGGCACCTGGAGAACGGTTGCCAAAGATATCTCAAAAATTGATAAACAGGCGAAGCACTATGCCAACACCATAGCCAGGACTCAGGTCAAAGCCGTGAGCAGATCAGCCCTGGTGGAGAAGGCTAAACGAGCTGGAGTTGATTGGTATAAGTATGTCGGTATTAAGCGTGATTCTATCAGAGACTTTTGTCGTGAGCATCTAAACAAACATTATACACTGGCTCAGATCCAGGCTATGCGCAATGGAAACAGGGAGCCGGTTGAGCTATATGCCGGTGGTTGGAACTGTATTCATGACTGGTTGCCAGATCCATTCTATAAACCCTAGTTGGGCCAAAAGACCTGGGCATTAAACAGGTCGGGAAAAAGGGCGAACTAATCAGGGTCAGGCTCCACCTTTTCTTTCAATCTTTCCTCCAACGCATCAATTGATTTAATAAGTTTAATATCCCTTTTCTTGAGTTCAGTGAAAATCTCTGACAACTCTCGGTAATCATCCTTCAAAATAGAAAAGTCACCCCCCAATATAAAACTCATGAATGCAATGTTCAAATTTGCCGTCTCATACGAGTACTCTAGTAAAGAGTTTCGCAACATTTCTTTCCCAATTTGATAAGCACGACCATGATCTTCGTCTCCAATAAAGCTGATAAATTGTTGAGTAAGTGACGTGTTTAAGGTTTTTGCAATTCTTGACTGGGTTTCGCTGATTTCGTTCTTGTACTCGCTTCGTAAATTATCTATCTGCTTTTTTGAATCCTCGACCAATTCTGATACCTTCAACTTTAATGTTTTATCTGCTTTTTTAAAGTCTGCTTTTATCAGGTCCTCCAAATGCGAAAAGCTCTTAGCTATTTTCTCTGGTGTATCATCACTAAGTTGAGTTAACTCATCCCTTAAATCGGTCATCGCCTTCTTGTTCGCGCGCTCCCTCCAATTTCGATACGAAGATAGTCCAATTGAGAAGAGAATAATCACCAGTAGAAGACCTGCAACTCCAATTAATCCTATCCAATGGTTTGTTTGCATTCTCTCTATTAAATCAACCTGGGTTTGCATTTGAGTATAGGTTAATGGAATGTCAAATACTCCAATGATCTCATCAATATATTTAATCGTATCCATTTTTACAGATTCTAACATGGAATCTATTCTAGTATCCAGTAAGACAAACCGTTCCTGAATTCGCGCAATACTTTCTGCGGTAGGCAGTGTTTCAAGTGTATTACTCATGAAAGAACCCCCATTGTTTAATTTGGGGAATTATACCATTAAGCTCCCACCACTGCAATGAATAACTATCCTCTGAAGATCTCCAAGTGGATTGCTATAACAGTATGCTTGGGGTCCTGGACAACCATCTCAGCAGTGATTTCCTCTGGCAGAAATGCCCACCAGTTTTCATCCTTATCCTGGAATGTTCGATTGGCTTTAAGGAGTCTGGCCAGGGAACCGGCAAGACTTAAATTTGTGTTGTCTTCACGGTCATAGATCTGGCTATCCACAACAGTCAGGATATCCAGTGAATAGCTTTCCTCGACTGCAGCTGGTTTTCCATCTATATACATTACATAAGCAGCAGGACTCTCATTGCTGAGCTTGGTGACATTCTTCACCTGGCCACGATACTTGTCTACCGTTTTTAAATTGGGTGTGGTCTGGTCCTTGAGTGTGGTGATGTGAGCGACCAGGGCTAATTGTGCCTTATCCATTGAACCACTCTCCAAATCTGCTGGCCTTGGCTGTCATGCGGATACTCTCCTCTTTATCTGTATCCTCATCCGGGGTGGCGTCAAATTCAAAATCGCCTTCCTTGTAGCGCTCCAGGAGTTTCAAGGCTTCGTCGTAGTCTTTCAGAATCTGGGGTTTGTGCTCAAATTCAGCATCATCATGCTTGCGGCCAAAGGCAATCTTTTTAACAATGGGCAGCAGGATCTCATAGAGGTGATCTGTGAGCAGGGGTTCAGTTAAATCCACCACAAAGCCGGTCATCTTATTCAATGCTGAGAGAATCGCTGCTGTTACCAGGGCATCAACTGCTGCTTCATCGGCACCCTCGAAGTAGTTTACATAGAGGGGAAAGTCTTGTTTGATTTTTTCTAAAGTGGTCATTTGATTTCTCCTAATACTTCACTTAGATCCAGCTGGACCAGTTCAGCAACATTGTTTTGTTCGTCATCATTTAAACCCCAGAAACGGCGCTTCACTTTTGATTTACCGGCTCCCATGATATTGTGGTACCGTGAGATCCTGCGGTTGCGAGAGCCTCTGATATACACGGCTACCTTGCTGGAACTCCTTGACACGAGGTGATCAATGCCGTGCATCATGCCATCAATGTTATTGAACTCCAGGTTAACTGGATGCGTGGGCAGATTCTCTTTCCTTCGACGTACAGCGTGACCTTCTGAGTAGTCCTGGAACTCATTACCATCGATATCCTTGCCCTCAACTGTACGCTGTTTGATGAGGAAAGCAGCAGCTAACCCCAACTTCTCTAGCCGGGCTTTTTGTCCCAGGGATTTCAGTGCATCCCGGATTGGTTTTAGATGAGGCGTTTGCGTGGCCATCTGCGTTGCTTCTGTGATTTGAATGAACCACTGCCATTTTTCAGGCTGATGTATTCATTGAGTTTCAGGTGTGCTGTTGCTTCAGAGTCCAAACCATCCAGGAAGCGGGGATGCGGAGATCCAAACGAGAGATACCCTTTTTTGAACAGCTCAAAATCCTTGGTTTTTATTACCTCATCAGCATAAAGCAGCTTCCCGGTTTGATGTGGATGGACCAGCGTTAAGCAGCGTTCCTCTTTACCATTACCGAATGAGCCCTTGAGCTGTTTGGCAGAGAATAACACAATGGGGATAGGCTGATGCTTTTTCAACCAGTCCTTATAGTAGTTGTCTGCATAGTCCCATTGGGCAAAATCATTTTCAAAGAGGAGGGTGATCCAGTTGGGTATGTTATTGCGGAGTGCATCGATGTAATCAAAGACCTGTGGCCAGCCCTCTTTGCGCATGAACATATCCAGCACATAATCCTTGTCATCAGAGCCCCGTCCCAGGGTGGTCATGGCTTTGTATGATGCAGCAGCTGAAGTTCCTCGTGATGGATCAAGAGCCGTGATAGCACCAATGATTTGAATGGTGTTAATGGCTACACCTCGAATCCAGTCAGGATTAAATATTTCACCAATCTCCACGGGGTTGTCCATGTAATCACCATCCCAGACATGGGCAGGTAATCCAGACTCTTTTTTATTCCAGTACGCTGTGGTGTAGAGAGGGTGACCTTTCCAGTTGGTTTTGTGCTTGGCATTGAGAGCTGGGAAACTGAAATAGTTTTTGGGGTGTTTGGTTCTCAGGGTGACAATGGGTGCATCGGGTGTGATACCATTCCCCAGGACATAGCTGACCCCTTCTGGCTCCATCTGTCCAGATACTTCAGCCTCTATGTAATTGAGCACCTTGGCCACATGAATATCCGAATTAACATTGAGGGCACTGTATAGATCATCAGCAATGGAAATCACAAAGCGCCTGAAATGATCATCGTCTATAGAGCGAAGTCCGGTTTGTACTGAGGTGGCCACGATGTGAACATTGTTTATGATGTAGTGACCCTTCTCATCCTGGATCACTCTGGGAGCATAATCATACATGAGGGTTTTGTTGTTGGTAATCAGCCTATAGATCTTGGCAGTCTTTTCCCTGGATATCCCTAATGTCTCAGCACCAATATTGACGACACCCCCACCAGAATGCACAATATGACGAATAGCTTTGGCCACATAAACATAGGCAGATTTTCCACATTTGCGGTGTCCGGATAAATACCACTCACCCTGATTCTTATTCTTGACCCACTTATGGAGATCATTAAATGGTCCAAAAAATATCTGGGGAAAATAAATCTGGCAGAATTCGAACTCATCAGCATCCGCTTTGGCGCGTCTCTCTGCCTTTTTCTCAGGTGTCAGATCTGATTCAACATTTGACCCAACCAGCAGGTCATCAAGAAACTCCTCAAAACGGGCGTTCTGGGCGGTCAGTTGTTTATTGGGGGAATTTATCGACACTTGCCACCTCGTGAGTTTTTAAACGGGGTTTAAACGCTTTTAAACGGAGTTCAGGCCATGGAGGTTGAGTTGAGCATCCTTGAAGTCCTTGGAAATTTGAATCAGTCCTGGAGTGAGTAAATCTGGTTTTGTTTTCTGGATGAATTTCAGGAATTCTTCCAGCATGGAAAACATGGCGGGGATCTGACTCTTCTGAGATGAGATTTTCGTGAGTGAATTCAGGTATTTGGCCAGAGCATCGGCGGTAGAGTTGTCCTTGATTCCATTATCCAGGAGTTCTGAGATCTTCTCCATGATCTTGGCCTCAATGGATCGAGGAGAAAGCTCTAGAATTTTGCGGTGTTGCCACTCTTTGCGAGCCTTCTCCCACTCACCGACTTTTGCCCACCTGTTAATCGTCTGCCAGCTGGGTTTGCCGTTCATGAGCAGGGCAATACTTCGGGGGGTCTTGCTTTCCTCGATATAGAGCAGCTGACATTTCAGCCTGATGCTTTCAGAATAGTTTTCTCGTGCCATTAATAGCTACTCAGAGACCGGTCTTTTTTTAAGACCTCTTGACTGTCTGAAACCCTCAATCCCAGTTTGGCAAATTCGGAGGGGTCAACTTCACCTCCCAGATCTGCAAAGGACTGGATGATCTCCAGCTGGTCGGATATTGAAACAGCATCTTTTTTGTCAATGACAAATTCAGGGGCTTCACCAACTCCAACATTACGAGACCAGATCATCTCCACCAGCTGCTGCATATATGGCTCGATGTAATAAATGTCATCCAGGATAATGTCACGCTTGGCGTAATAGGTTGAGTTGTTTTCTCCTACCTGGAGTCCCGCTGAATTCTTTACCGCATTGGCATGACCAAGAATTGTAATAGCAAAGGCGGTATCACAAACGTCATTGAATTTGTCAAAGTCACCGGTTGTGCGGGCTGATTCTACTATCTCAATATCGGTGTTGTTGGGCTTAATACCACGAGAACTGGAGGCAACTGCATTGACAGCTGTATTAAGCTCATCTATGATGGGTTGTTGTGCTCCAGGGGGATATGAACCCAGAATAATTCCTTCTCCGAATCGCTCCAGAAAGGAAGCCCATGCTTCCAGGCCAAAGGTCTTGAGGATGTATTCACGCAGAACTGGAAGCAGGACAGGGATCTCATCATTCAAGCATACCAGAGCGGTATCCTGGATCTCTTTGGTGGTTTTACCAAAGTCCAGGCGTAGCTCATCTTTGACAAATTTGAAATACTTATGAGGAAGCGGCTTGAATGAAACTGGGACTTGCCAACCGTCCACTATTTCCCATTCAAAGTCGATGACAGAGAAGCCCTTCAAGACACCCACCTGGATGGACTTGAATAGTTTTCTGGGTTTTAACTTCTTGATGATTTGGGAAATCCTGGCTGCATCATCTGCCCTGGAACCATGTGAAATTGTGAATTGTCGCTGGAATCCGGCTCGTCTCCCATTCAGGCATCCAAAGACTTGAGAATCAGATTCAGCTATATTCATCATCTCAATTAGATCTCGTGGATCACCCCGCCTAAAGGACTTATAGGCTCTATTATAGAAGCTGGGTGAGAATCGGACTACTGCATCATGTATCTTTTCATTGACCTTTATCATGACGCAAGTTAGACTTGGGTCAAATCTCCCCATCAGAGTAAAGGTTCGAATGTACATTCGACCTCGGATAGTTGTGATAGGCTAAGCCCTTTGCCTAAAATCACAGCGTGAAAAGAAAAACTACATACATCCTCAACAACGACTCTCGCATCACGCGGGGGAACCTGAAACCATCTCTTCGATTCAATGCCGTTGAGATCGGAGAGGCAGAAGATGGCTGGATCAAAATCGCTCCCTATGGTGATTTTCAAGGTCACCACCAGGGTGGCTATGTCCTGGACAAATCAAGAGCTGATGAAATGGTCACAAATCATACAGGAATGGGTATCGATCTCCTGTTTGATAAGGATCACTCCTCTCTCTGGGGTGATACCAGGGCATTTGGGTGGTCCACTGAGGTGGCAGCTCGTGACAATGGTCTGTATGTAAAATATCCCGAATGGACAACTCCTGGCAAGGAAGCTATTGAGAATCGTGAATACCGGTATTTCTCACCGGTGTTTGATTTTATGGCTGAGGACCAGGAAGGCAAGGCAATCGGAGCCAGGCTCATCAGTGTTGCTTTGACAAACACTCCCTTCTTTGAGGGTCTGATAGATCCCGTGGGTAATTCAACAACTATGGAGAATGATATAATGACTAAGAAACAATTAGAACGTTTGGGCTTGGATGAAAATGCCACTGAAGCTGAGATCGATGCTGCTTTAGATGCCCTCGAAGCCACGGTACCTGTTGAAGATCCAGAAGTGGATGAGCCAGAAGGTGGCGAAGCCACTGCAAACTCCAGAATGGATGCTTTGGAAAAACGTCTCGATACTCGTGACCAGACTGATGCCGATTCCAAGGCTGAAGTCCTGGTAAACAGTGCCATCACCGAAGGCAAGATCCTGCCAGCTGATAAGGATGTTTACATCAATTCAGCCAAGCTGGATTTTGAAGCCACCAAAACCAAGCTGGAGGGATTGAAAGCCAATTCAGCCATGCCTAGCAAGGTGACGACTCCTGACTCCAAGGATGATGTAAAAGTTAACAGTGTACAGGCAGCCGCGGACTATATGCGTGATTCTGGCTCTACCACAATCGGAAAGGCTAACCAGTCATGAAACTAGCAAAAATTTCTCCCAGTGATCCAGTCTCCAAGATTGCGCTCGAGGGACTTCATATTTCGGCTCCCATTCTGTTGGATGCAGAATTTTACGAAAAAGGTGGCGCTGCCGACAGCGTGAAAAAAGCCCGCAAGGGTGCTGCCAAAGCAAAGATCACCCGTTCTATCAATGAAGACAATATTATCACCGGTCCCTCTCCTGTATACGAGGCTATCGCAAAGAAGGTTGTTTCTTTTGATGCTAAGGTGGATGTGGTCCTGGAAGATCGTGGTGAAGATCCTTTTACCGAGCTGGCTCTTCAGACCAAGCTTGAAGCAATTCAGGCTGGTTTCAAGCTGCAGGGGATGTTCTTTGAAGCTGATTCAGCTACCGATGGTGAAGATTTCGATGGAATGAAAGTGATCACGCCTGTCGCTCAACGGGTCAACGTGGCCACGAATGGTCTGATTGTGCCTGTTGGAAACTCTGATGCGAACAGCGCTCTCCAGCAGACTGCCATTGAGGAGCTCCAAAAACTCATGGACATGATCCCTGGTGGTGCTTCTCACCTTTACATGAACCAGTTCCTGAAGGCCCGTTTGCTCACCGTAGCAAAGGCGCTTGGTTATTATGACAAGTCCAAAGATGAGCTAGGTAATAGCATTGATCGAATTGGGGATGTGATCGTCCGCGGTGCTGGTTATGCGGCTGACAAATCACGGCTCCTTCCACAGACCGAGACCACCGGCACTTCCAATAACTGTAGCTCCATTATCGCAGTGCGTTGGGGTGAAGGAATCGATCTGACTGGATTGACCTCCAAGGGTCTTGTTGGACGCCATACTGGTCAATCAGGAAACTTTTTGGTTAACAATGTAAACCTGGATATGGCTCTGGTACTCCAGAACGCTGAATCCATCATCAAATCAGCTGGATGGAGACTGAACGCTTAAGACAGCTTTCAGGTCTTCATTAGAGAGGTATCCAATGGCAAAGAAGTATAAAGTCACAACTCCTGTTCAAGACTTCAAGGGTGAACGTTTGGAAGTGAAGTTTGTTGACGGTGCGGCTGAAGTGTCTAAAAAAACAGCCCGGAAACTGCTCCAGGAATTTCCGGATTACTCATGTCCTGAGCTTGAAGACCAAACCTCAGAAAATGAGAAGACTGGTCCAGAGCCCAAAAAGATCGAGGAGTACACAAAACAGATTCTCCTGGATACTGCCAAAGAGGTCATGGGTTGTGATTATCTGGATCGCATGAACAAAGATGAGCTTGTTATAAACATCATTGATGATCTGGATCGACAAGAACTGGCCAAACCTGAAATCAGAGCAGCTTTTCATATTCACGCTCTGAGCCTTGAAAAATAAATACCCAACGTGACGGCGAGCGTGGTGGTGGGTTGCTTACTCCTTCCTGCCACCACGAAAAACTTTAAGGAACCATGAAACGAATGAAGCTAATAGCAGCCTTTTTTGACAAGACGACCACCACTGCCGTTGCTGGTGGAGTCACGGCTACTGTGATGCCCTGGGTTGAACAGTTAACCGTAGTTTCACAATTGATAGCTCAATGGGTCGGTATTGCTATCGCGGTTGTCGTGCTAATCATTCGATTGAAGGAGATGAAGAAATGAAACGTTTATTTTTTAATCTGACACTGATTCTAATTCTCATTTGTATTATGGTAACCGCTTCAATGGCTATGCCTGAACCTGTGGCTCGTGAGATCACCACTGATTTCATCATTGAGCCTGTGGATGTACCAGGTGAATTCAGTTTTTGGTCCCTGTTTGAAGGGGCCGATTGGTATCAGAAGCTCCTTCTATATCTACCCATTTTTACATCCATCATCTTTGTCCTGGACAAGATCGTCAAGTGGACACCCAATAAGTATGATGATGTCATCGTTGCGTTCATCAAGGGCATCCTGACCGCTATCTCCGGGCACAATTCCAGAAAGAAGAAGTCTCGTGGATAAGAAATATTTCAAAACCAAAGAGATCCAGACGGGATTCTCGAAGGTCGAATATCGGCTTCAGGTCATCGTCATGGCATTGGCTGGTTTTATGGCCCTGCGCTTTGGTCGCCAGATCGTAATCACCTCTGTGCGGTGTCAGACCAATTCGGTTCATTTGATCTAAATAAATAAGAGATACTTTGGGCGGCTAACAAACCGTAGAAGGAGCCAATAATGAGCCCAAAGTCAGAAGTAGAGAGACGAGTAAAAGC